AAAGTGCAGGCGGTGGATATAAAGGAGGTAAAGGTGAGAAGCAGAAGTCTTTGGAGAAGTGGGGCAAGGAGAAATGGATGACGAAAGATGAATATGAAAAACGCGGCAAGGCTAAAGCTGCCGCCAAGAAATATAAAGAAAGCAAATAAAAGTCAAGTATTAGGAATACTGTTATGGCAGACAAAGCAATTCAAAAGGGATACACCAAGCGTTACCTACCAGAATCCGCCTGGGCCTCATTGTCCAAAGAAGAACGGCAGGAAACCGATCAAAAGAAACGCGAAGCTAGCCGCGAAGGAAAACAGTTTGTACCAAACACCCGAAAAGCAAAGCTTGCCGGACGTGCAGCACGTCGTTATCGCGATAGTAAATCGTGATATCCTGACAGATGGAGCAATACCGCTCTAGGGGTAATAGTCGAAACCCCTTCCACGTTACGAACGTGGGGCTCACCAGAGCGCGGAAGGAAGCTATGATCCCGGCATGATACACCGGGATTTTTTATGTCGTATCTTAATCACAACCTACCTACTTTTACGTGCTATATCCGTAATGAATTTTTATACAACCACAAGCAAGGCCATGGTGAAGTAACGCTATGTGACGTACATTCCGTGGCATCTTTAGAGAAACACGTCCCCTTGTTTGAAGTATTTTTGGAGAATGGTGTCAACTGGACCCGTCGCCCAATCCATGCGTTGTGTTGGAAACCAGATGCGCCAGTCCCCGCCTTAAACGAGTGCATGTGGTGGGACTGCTTCTCTCCCTACATTGATGTACAGGTGCGTTCGCGTCTTGCCAACTTACGTGCAGAGCTAATTAATTACAAAGGAGAACGCAATCAAGGTATCTACATGTTTACTTTGGATTGGTCTTGGGAATCTAAATCAACCCTTAATACTAACTTTAGTGAAACGCCTGAGCACAAGTGTGCGCACTTTTTCCGTATGGATAACGGAAATTTTTACGCGTACCCCAATAACAAAATCATCTGGTACGATGACGCCTGGCTGCGCAACAGGATTGGTAAGAACCCTGGCTACGAGATTGACTTGAATGAGTACAGTGTTGAAAATTCACGGATGCTTGAAACATCGGATCACTTTATGTATGACACAACGCCTTCGGCATGTGTATAATAATTGAGTTCCCGCTCTCTTTTGATCGGGCTCAGTTGGCCGCTGATGCGCCGGGGACCCACTTGGCAAGCGCGAAGGCCTGGGGTGACTCGCTAGGCAGATAGCCTAGAAGGAGAGCCAAGATAGAGGTCAGGTCCCTGTTGCGCCCAATGAGACGCATCACACCTGATCCATCTATACGGGGATTAGCGCAGTTTGGCAGCGCATCTGCTTTGGGAGCAGAGGGCCGCAGGTTCGAATCCTGCATCTCCGATCTACCAATTTAATTATGTGGAGACTCTGGGCAAAAGCATTGGGCGAGAAGGCGTCTCATCATAATCATGAAGCGGATAAAGTTGCTGCAATCCGTACAGTAATTTTTATCAGCTATTTACTGACAAACATGTTTATAGTTAGTGGAGTTATTCGACACTGGAATCAGTGCCCTGGGCCGACTCCAAAAAACGCATCAATAAGAATCGAGAGAAGCTTCTGAACTACAAGAAGACTCTGCAATGCAAGCAGTGTGGGATTGACGATCACCGTGTCTTAGAGTTTCACCACGTTGGTGATAAGGATAACAATATATCGGACATGGTGAACCACGGCTATGGCTGGAGCAGAGTAGAAGAAGAGATCAGTAAATGTATTCCGTTATGCTGCAACTGCCATAGACTTGAGCATTGGATTAGTTAATTAAGACCTCTTGCTTTTGTGGCACGTTCATAATCTTCTTTAATCTTTTGAAGACGTGGAAGCAACCTACTGTTTGGGTTTTCCCTTAGTTCTTGTTGATAATCTAAATCAGATTCAATAGCAAGTTGTTGAAGCCGCAAGTTTGGCACATCTTCAAAAACAGAGGGCGGCTTAGGAAGTGCTTCTTGAATTTGGTTTTGAATTGTTTGTCCAATCCCTATGGCTGCTTTACCAATAGGTGGTATTACAAAATCGTTAACACCTTCTTTAAAAGACTCTACACCTCGTTGATAAAGTAAATCAGGATACAAGAAACCTTGTGTGGCGTTGCCACCCATGTGAGTCGCAGACTCACCAAGCATTTTTTTTGTTACATCTGAAGCAAAACGTTCTGCATAATCTTCTTCTTTTGCATCAGATAGTGCAGTTGCCAGACCACCGGCTAACCGAAAAGGCGCGACTGTTTGAGCAAAAGGAGAGAGTTCACCACCAGTTAAACCTTTAATTACAGCAGCTGGGGCGTCCATTGCTTGCCCTAGGATACCTTCAAAGATAGGACGCGAACCAGCTCTACGGTTTTTATCTAAGTGACCAGCTTCATGAGCAAGCGTTGAAAGAGTGTTCAGATTGCCAGGTAAATAGATTTGATTTTTCAATGGGTTAGCATGGGCCGCACCAAGATAACCAAATCGTTCTCCCAAAATTGCAATTGGGTTGGTTTTGTTTACATTTCCTGTGATGCTTGCTGAGATGCCTAATTGCTTAAGCATTTCGGCCGCCTGTGGCGTTATTTGTCCTTTAGTATCAAGTGCAGGCGAAAGAGGATTTGCTCCAGCTATTCGGGTGTAAGGTCTTGGCGAAGAAAGTAATTGACTGCGTGGTTCAGCTAAAGCGCGTTGGAGTTTATTTGTTACAGGAGAAGCAGTACCACCACCTGGCAACCACCCGCCCAAGCGTTTATCAGCTTCTTTGTAACCAGAGGTTACTTGGTTAAGAAAACGTTGAAATAAATCCATTTTTACCTTGACCGTACTTTTATTTTACGTTATATTATTCGTAATTAAAACTTTCGTAATGCAAGAGAAAGTTTGTAGTCTTTGTCTTTTATCTAAACCCTTGACAGATTTTTACAAGGAATCAAGGGTTAAAGACGGAAGATCGCGAAGATGCAAAAAATGCCATGGGAAAGTAACGGAAAAATACAGAAAGAAAAATCCGGAACTTTATAGAAAGGCCAGCAAAAAACATTGGAATTCCTTGCATGATAAAAAGAAACATGCGAACTGGCTTAAGCGATATGGATTAACACATGAAAAGTATGTTGAAATGTTTGAACAACAGGATGGATGTTGCAAAATATGTACAAAAAAATGCTCATCTGGGATGAATTTATCTGTAGACCATTGTCATAAAACTGGCAAAATAAGAGGGCTGCTTTGCAAGAAATGCAACTCAGCCCTTGGTATGTTGAACGATGATATTGCGTTATTTAAATCCGCAATTATGTATCTTAAGAATTCCGAAGAGTAGCCTTTGTAAACCAAGCGGCTTTAAATGCTTGACCACAAAGATCTGCCATGTAATTTTGAATATCAATTGCACCAATACGTGCTGCAATTGGTTCTAGTTTTTTTGTTTTCATACCTAACTCTTCTAGGTTTTTGTAGTACACAGTAAGCATTTCTGTGTTTTTATAACTTGTCACATGCGTAATGCCAGGACCTGCATCGGCCAATCCGCGTGCACACATGGGCATTAAATAATCCATTGAACGAATAAATTCAGACAATGTATCAAACTGCTCTATATGAGCTTCGTATTGATCTTTTAAAAAAGCGTGAAGACCTAGGAAGTTAGAGCCTTCAATGTTTAAATGGATCAAGTGGGCTTGTGTCTGAAGTTCCTTGAGGTAGGAAGCCAGGGAGATGCACTGTTGAATGAAGGCCCCGACATCACCATTCTTTGAGCGGGCAGGACCCTTTGGCTTGGCCTGAGGTTCTGGCACCTCTTGAACCTGAGCAGGTGCAATGGGTTGAGCAGTTTGAGGACCAGGAGTATACATAGTTTTTTATCAGTAGTTCTATTGTAACGGTAACTAATTAGATAATTTCAAACCAAGAAAGATCAGCGTAAACCTTTGCACCACTAATCGTAGGCGCTGCAACAACAGTAAAGATGTCGCTGACACCAGCTTGGGTACGACCCAGCTGGAAGTTGAAATCTCGTACATCACTCAAGGACAGGGTGCCATCGGAAACAATGTAACCGCCAATGATATCTGTACCACCACTAACACCTGTGGCAGAAATGTCAAATTGAACATTACCGTTGTAATGGGTTTGCCAGTTGACGCCACTCAAGGTTGGGTTAAGCAACACGCGGTATTGAATAATGTCTGGCTTGTTGTTTTGTGTTTGCTCAAGCGCAACACTTAAATTTGCTGGGACAATGACACTATCTGTACGACCAGAGGCCATACGAATAGAAACTAATGGGTAAGTTACACCAGACGAAGTAAGTGTTTTAGGTGTTGTACTTGTAGCCATGTTGTAACGGCGAGTGAAACCTTCATAGCCACCCTCCGATGCAACAGTATTGCAAATCTGACGAGCAGTACCACTGATTGCAGTTACACCAAGATTTTCAATCTCTTGACGTAAAGGTAGTACAGCCGTTGTCATGTAAGTAGTGTTTTGCACGTTTTCGTTATGGAACGTATGTGCAACCACCATCGAACCGTCAACAACAAAACCAGCTCTTACATCGCCAACACCAAGCCATTCAATATCCATCCACAGGATATTCCCTTTGGTTGGATCAAGGGTACGGGCACTGGTTCCGTTACCATCAAACGTATCAGCGTTCCAACCCGACTGAGCAACCCGTGTTTCGTTAACGCTGCCACTGACGTAGCTGCGCATAACCAAATAGTTTGTCGTACCACTTTGCTCAAAAAAGACACCGTTCTGTGTGCCAAAGTAACCAATGCGCTGACGACGGTTTGCTGTACCAGATGCAAAGGTAAACGAGTTCAAAGCAAGCAGTGATTTCCCTGGTTGATAAGGAAATACACGTTTAGTTTCTCTATAGATGTAATCACCAGATGCTGTAGTGACATTAAGGCTTAAAGTGCTTTCGTTTGCGTTAAATGTAGTTGTTGCACTGCCACCAGTTAATGTGGTCCACTTGTCGTTTTCCTGGTACCGATGCTGGCTATCAAAGATTGTGTAAGGCTGTGATACACGCAACCGACCAAAAGCATCAGCGGCTGTAGTGCCAGCAGGGCTTATAGCAACAGGATAACCGCTAACCGTTGTGACTTCTAAGGGGCGCCCACTACAAGTCTGAACCTTTTCAACGTGATACAGGTGTGTATCAGTTGGGTCTCTGTAATTAGGCATGATGTGTTTACAGTTTTTATTATTCTAAGTTGAATAAGTTAATACAAAAAAGCAGTGACCTTGCGGCCACTGCAAAGTAAATATTTCAATGAATCAATTGTTGTTTACATTCTGTAACAGCTTGATTAGCTTTTGGTTTTCATCTGCATTCTTTTGGTAAAACTGCCAGTTGTCATAGACCACTTCAAGCAACACCTCAAAGAACTCATCACCAGAAAGAACATTGGTATCAACAAATTCACTGACGGTATCTGCCAGATATTCACGTAGCCGTTCTTTTGAACGTGCCTTGGATTCCTGGAAGAACATGGACGCTTTAGTGCTGCCACCACCAAGAAGTACGTCAGCTTCTGGTTTGAAGTTGTTTTTGATGTAGCTACTCATTTGCTCAGAAGACTCACGAGCAGTCTTTGCATCTTGAGGAGCAGGAGTTTTTAGTTTGCTTGGAAATTCATTAAAGGCTTCTTTGTAGATCTGATCAAGGTTTGCGGTGCTGTCCAAAATAAGTAGCAAGATCAGTAACAGCTTGATGATACCCCTCTAACCAGCCATCTGGTTTGGGATGTTTACATTTGGGATTATTTTGTTCTGTTACATAAGAGATGTAATTGATGTCAAGTTGCCTTAGTGCAGCTGTAGCAGATTGATCATCCATAAAAAAAGGGATGCTTTACTTTGGAGCATCCCCTCATTTTAAGTTGTAGTTCAGGTTACGTTATGCAGAAACGATGACTTCCTGACCTTCAAACTTGCCAGCTTCCAGGTCTGCAACAAATTGAAGGCGACGGAAGTATTCATCCCGGCAGTAGGGCGCTGCTTCGTTGATGGCAAATGCTTGCCACAGGCCGGTGTAAAAACCATCCTGCCTGCCAGAGCACTGGTACATGTGTTCCATGAAGTCAGCCTTCTTTTGTTCAGCTTTAACATCCCAGTTGACCAGCTGCTCTTTTAACCAAGGTGTATCAAAAGCACCAGCGGTTTTCAGTTTCTTGGCGAGGTCTTCAGTCATTGAAATTGATTGCTGTTACAGAAGTATAGACACCTTTGACGCTGGGACTGACTTCAAAGAGAAGATTGTCGAGATCTTCCTGAAGAGCTTCTGCAATTTCGTCGGCAGTTTTACCGCCAAAGGAATTGTATTCAACGTCCAGGTCAACCGCAAATGATACGGTTAACATTGGTACAGCAACCTTTTCCATTGAAAGAAATAAAGACCTAGTTACTGTAGCAGTATTTTAATTTTTACTGGCCAAGTAAACGCTCAAGCGAGTGAGCCTGATGCTCTTGGTAGTAACCAAGCCGTTGTTGAATTAAGTTGTAGTAATGGATTGCAGAATCTACCATTTCTTCTGCGTCCATAGATGCAGCAAGGTTTTCATTGGAAAGCATGGCTGCCGTCAAGATGACGACACCATGCTCGATCTTGGAACCAATGGTTGCAGACAGAGGAGTCCCATCGTTGGTAAATCCAGCAATCATTTTGTTCAACACTGAATCACCACCCATAAGACTCCTTGCATGTCTACTTATTGTATTGCAGCTTATTTATCTCCCCGTGCCGTGACATACCAATAAGCATGACGTGCATTCTGGTGGAACCGTTTGCCAGACAACAGCTTGAGCTTACGCTCTTCTAGCTCATCCAACTTGGATTCCTGGTAAGCAGGCAACTCCTTACCATCTTCACAGATCATGCTGATCTCAATGTCAATCATGTCGATCTGCATCTGGAAGTCATCCACCGATTGCTGGTGGCAGCACATCATGATATGTGCGTCTTCCAAATCAGTCGGCGGAGTCAGGTTCCGGTAGAAACTCTCCGTGATATTCGGGTGCTTGTGCTTCCATCCGCTTGGTAGAGAAGAGGCGGTTCTTTCGGATTGCATACTGTTGCTCGACTTTGACTCCTTGGGGGAGGTGTTCACCGTTTTGGTAAGCGTCACGGATGGCATCAAGGTTGGGGAGAGTTTCAAGTTTTGTTTTAGGTTCTGTTCTATCGGATAGAACTTCTCCTGACATTGAACGTACCACGATTCTTTTGGTTGTGGTGACTTCTTGCTCAATGCAGTATTTGGATCTTTCGTCAGTGTGCCAAAACTGCGGATCCGATGTGATCTCGACCGTAAGCTCCTTCTTCTTGGAGAGTACAAACTCATAGTTTCTGCCTTGTATTCGATTTGAGTCAAGCGGCAGTGCCCGCCGCAACCAGCTTAGTAAATTTCTCAGTTGGTTAAGCTGGCTCTCATGGTGGCGTTTGGCTTGGCTAATCAAGTCACCTTCTTTCTTAATGCGCTCCAGGGCATCCTCATGGGCAGCCATTGCGTAATAAACGCGATCAATCTTTTCGGACCGCAGGCTTGCACAAGCTTCCAGCTCAGCTTTTGCCAGTTCTTGGGACTCAGGAGTGAGAAGAGGAAGAGAGCGTTCCAGGGCACCATAGTGCTCGTAAAGCTTGATGATGTTTAGATCTTCAAGTTTAGTTTGAGTAATGTGCGCCATGATCAGATGGTGTTGAATTGAGTTTGGATTTTGTTGAGTAAGTAGGTGAGGGCCATGCCTGCGGCGGCCCACAAAAGATCTTTAACCACCGGAAGGACGGCAGCAAACAAAGATTCGAACATGAGTTGGAGTTGAGATAGGTTGGTCAGTTTTGCGTCATGACCAGGACGGCGACCCTGCAAGGTTTGTGCGTAGTCAGTCTACCGGAGCGTCTAGGCTCTCGACAATCCCATTCAAGCCACTGGTTGTGATGGTCACAAGGTTGGCAATGTAATCAGTCAGTGCATCCACCTTGGCACTGAGCGATTGGACTTCCGCCATCAGCTCTTCCCTAGTGGGAGTGATACCAAAGATTTCAACCGTTGCTTCTTTCAAAGCCTCGGGGTTGTTGGTGCGTTGGTAACGCCGGCAGTCATCATTGGTTGTGTACACAGCTTCCTGGTACAAGTCCAAAAGCGTTTTGAAGTCTGCATTACCAACACCTTCTGCAGACATAATGTTGCAGGTGTCTAGATAAAGCTTGGCAGAAACACGAATATTCTTGCGGAAAAATTCCGAGTATTCGTCAAAAGTTAAGCCGTAAGTGTCAATCGACATGAGAATCAAAAGCTTCGGTGTCAGTGTAAGCGGCACAAGCGTTCCGCAGTGCAGTCAAAATGAACTGTTCCTGACCTTCTGCACCTAAATAAGTCCAGTAGTCAAGGTCAGGATCGTTTTCATCCCACTCGATTTGGATGGTCATGGTGCCATCCGGTTCATCAATGCATTCAAGCTTCAGCTTTTCGATCCAACTCAGATTCGACATGGCCAATAAGAACGTTGATTGCGTAGTCTTCGTGGTGCATCTTAAGGTCAGCGGCTAGCTTGACAAGTTCCCAGTGGGTGTCTTCTGGGATCTCAAGGTCATAGCATTTGTCGCCAGGGATTGATGAAGTGCGTGGTTGCATAGCTAGTTGACGTGCGTATTCAAGAATGTCGTCTGTCATTTCTTGATGGCAGCTTTGAGTTGGGGTAATGCAATGCCAGGGAATGGTGCGTAACCCGCCTCCATCATATTGAAGAACAGATCCCAGGCATCGTTCTGTGTGAACACCTCCTTGGGTTTGTAGGTACGCCAGTGGGTCAACGGAGCCTGTGCACCAGATTTAGTGTGCAGTAAAACAAAACGCCCATCACTGGTGTGGTCCACTGGAGGTGCATACCACCAGGCAACACACTTATCAGGTGCACCACTGGGGCTGGCATTACGAACTTCTGTGCGTTTGCACAGCAGCTCACGGTACTTGTTGAACCAAGTCAGGTGGATGCACCAGGGCTTGAAGCCTTGGACCTCCTGCTGGAACTGCGAAACATTAAGAAGCTGACGCTGAAAGGACCCACATGAGCAATAAGGTTCAGCAGCGACGGGCGATAGACCTGACTCTTGGTCCTCCAGGTCAGTGTCCAAGTCCAGGGGCCGATTCGGAAGCCGCATCCCGTCCGGTGCAACCAGATGACCGATGTCGGTTTGATCCGATTGAAGAAGGGTTGTGACTTTTGTGATGTCATTGACGTGAATAAAACGATCAGCCCAATGATTCTGTAATTGAGCGTTGGGGCTTAGGTGTCCGAGTGCGTGCGTGTAGTTCCAGCCCTTAAACAGTATGTAAGCATTGTGATGCCATACACTAGGGCCACGATAGTTAGGGCCAAGATACGAAAAGAAGTCCTTGAGTCTATGAGTGTAAGTGGAGTATGCAGCTTGGATCAGCCGCCGTGAGTAAGTTTGCTCACTACCATCATGACGCACCACAAGGCAATTGTCGCCTCGCAAATAGATCCCAGCAATGCTGGTGTCATCAAAGTCTTGGTACGCACGGCGGATGTTCGTCCGCGTGTAGATACACGCCTGCGCCGCGTTGAGTTCCGTCTGTAGTTGCGTGGACATTGGGTTGAGTTGGGTTGAGTGAAGGAAGAGTCAGACGTGCCAGAAGGAGTCGTCCTCTTGGCTCTTCTCCTTGAGCTTAGCATCGTACTTGGCCTTTTGGTAGGCGGCTTTCCCCATTCGATAGGTTCCATAAAGAACGGCGGCCCAACAAACGGGGTTACCAAGGATAGCTGCAATTGAACCAGCAACAACTGCTGTTGTGCCTGCAGTTCTGAGAGCGGACTTTTCTTCAGGTTTCATTGTGTGATTCTTAACACAAAGTGAAAATTTGAAATGGGTTTTTAATAGGTGAGTAGAATTAGTGTAACAATTTAATACACAATGGACGAAATCAAGTACGTACCATTAACCAAATTTCAAATTGAGCCAACGCTTGATGATAAGTTTTGGTTAGAAAAAATCAAACGGTCAATTCAAGATTGTGATTCGGTAAGTACGTTGAAAGAAATGGCGACTTTGCTTGCTCAAATAGCAACACAAAGGCAAGGCGTAATACGTGGCCTGGTACAAGATTTATTTATTTTTCAAAACGTATCAATTCATCAAGATTCTCTTGCCAATCCAGAGGTACCTCCTTCTTAAATGTAAATTGTGATAAAAAGCCCCACTTATGTGGGGCATGAACAACATTAAATCTTAATCACAAAGCATCATCTTCTCCGGTTAGAGGATCACGAGCAGGCAGTGCTTTAACTTCAAGTGCATCTGTGGTACGGGACACAGGAAGAATCTCAACACCCTGCTTGATTCCATAGGCACCACCAAGCTTCTCAGCATCTTGTTTTGCATGCTGATTTATATAGTCATTAAACATCTCCTGGAACTTCCAGGTTGATTCACGATCTTCATCAGGAATCGAGAGGCGGCTCAGTGATTCAATTGCTGCATCTTGATCGCTGTAATCAGGAATCTCAAAGGATTCAATCGCGCAGATCTCTACGTTATTTGCACCACGCATGTCATTGACAAGCACAGGGCAAAACACCGTAGTGGCATAGAACTTCTCGTTGAAGCTCAGCGGAATCTCAGAGTCCAGTGCTTTCGAGAGACACTTGGACATCTCTTTCTCATACATCCGAATCTTCTCAGATGCATCAGTGCCATTGAGACCCTTCAGCGTCAGCACCATGGGAATGTCATGGGCACGCTTGTTGTCCTGGGTAACGATATAAATCAGATACTTTGTACGGACACTGTACTTACGCTTGTACATTTCGCCCTTGCTGTTGGCAAGGTCGGCTGCAATCTTGTCGGCTTCCCAAAGTTCTTTGACGTTGGGATCATCAAAGGTACCAACCACTTGGCGCATCCCAGTTGTTTCTTCCACCATCAAAGGTGAACGCAACAGAACTTGAACGCGTGGCTCAGTAAAGTTCAGACCTTCCTCGATGGAAGTATTAGGCGCCATGCCAAAGGTTTGTTTGTAGTCCCAGATGACAGAGCCTTTGGCAAAATCTGATTCAGTGGCTGTCCATTTGCAGTTGTCCAGATCAGATTTACGAACAAACCAACCGCGTGTTTTTGATTTGTTGAGGGGTTGAATGGTGACAAGGTTCTGATAGCCAGATACAAATTCCTTGGATTGAAACATCCGGAAGGAATCAAGTCCTCGGGTTGCAAGCGCAGTGGTTTTCTTGGTGGTCATGGAAGAGGTCATTGTTAGTTCGTAGTCAAGAGTGGACAGTTTTACGTCGTGTCCAGGACGTGCCGTCAGGCTAGGTCATCTTGCTGCAAAGGCAAGACAGGGACTGGGTTTTCTTTACATTCAAAGTACTCTTCAGCAATCTGGGCCATAGCGCCATAGATGTTGTCATCATGGTGCCCGCATCCACGCATGAAGTCCACCATTTGCCGCACTAATTCGTCCGTAAAGACTGCATTGAAAGTTACGGTGATACGAGTGTCTCCATCAATGTGCTGCAGAACAAATTGATCATGGGTTGTTTGCGCTTCACTCATTAGAAGGGAGCCTCTTCAAGATCAGGTGCATTTCCATATTGACCCGGCAGGTCTGGTAGTCCACCACCCGAGGTGACATTCCACGGATCTTGGCTTTCCTCGGCCGTACGGCCACCCCAGAGCGGAGCCACGTTGTCAGAATTGGAGACCACAGTCTGAGGTCGGATGGCTTGCGATGCTGTATCACCGGATGCTTTGGGTGCAAGTGTCATGGAAACCAATTGGATCTTGGTGGCATGACGCCGTTCTTTGCTCTCCTTGTCTTGCCACGAATCAGTCACCAGCCTGCCGTTGATGGTCAAGCCAGTCCCTTTGCGCGTGAAGTCAACAAGCAGTTGAGCATTATTCAGTTTGTCATTGTGTGAATTGATGGCGTAGAAGTTAAAAAGGTCAGCTTGATTCCGGCCAGTGTTTACAGACAGAGTCTGATTACAAATCATCAAACCATCTGCTGTTGTCTTGAAGGCACGGGCATCATCCTGCTGGATGTCCTTAACGCAACGTCCACTGAGAATAACTGTGTTCAAGATGGGGAATGCTTCTGTGACAGGAGCAATAACACCACCGTGGAGTGAATAGGTGCGTGACTCCAGATCAAAGCGCAGCTTGGCACCATGGATATAGATCAGTGCACCCTTGGGTGTGCGTGCAAAACGATCTGAGTTTTTGCCATAGACATTGAGTTCGATTGGAGTTGCAGCCTTGTTACCTACAGGAGGTAACAAAACATTACAGCGCAGTGCAGTTGAAGTTGCAGAGGTATAAACCTCACGCGGTTCTTCAGTGGTCTGCGCACAAACAAAAGCTTGATTCATGATGTTCCAAAGGGTTGTGTGAGAGGCAGTTTAACGTCTTACCTCAAGGACGAGATCACAACTTCACTATTTGAATCTATAGGTCGACCTTCTCGATCCCAGCATTGATGACAATCAGGACACTGATAATGATGACAGCGGTCAGTGCCGAGATACTCCACGCCAAATACACGACTAAAGAACTTCGAATCGGGTGAATAATAACCCTTATCAATTGACTCTTGTGGAATAAGTGAAAGCACCCAGTTTGCGTTGCATCTGGGACAGTTCTCTAGCTTGGTAATGTCCATGGTGTTAGTGCGTCTCCGACCAGTTTGATCCTACGCGAGAGTCTCCTTCAATTTTGCAGCGAAACCCAAAGAATTCCTGGGCCTGTGGGAAAGCAAGCATAGCTTGTTCGCGGATGGCTTCTGTGTGTTGAGGTTTGCATGCAATCTGGACTTCATCATGCACCATCAATAATTGCTGCCAGTCATTGTCATACTCCAAACCAAGATTGTTATTGATGTTGTTTTGGATATTAATGACAACTTGCTTCATCAAGATTGCACCAGCCGATTGCAACAACACATTTAATCCTTTAAAAGTAGATCTACAATGCAAAGCACGTTTATCCAAACCAATTAAGTAACCTCTCAATGCAATTGTTTGTTCAATTTGTTGTTTTAATTTTTTAAGTGCAGGAACACCTCGCATAAAACCATCAATTGCATTACGTCCAAGAATACGCAAGTCATCTTCGTTCTTTAAATTAGGGTCAATAATTGTACCTGCTTTTACAGCGCCTCCACCGTATAACATACAATTACCTGTAATAGTAATGCAATCCCCCTGGCGCATAACAAACGAATTGTTTTCAGTTGAAATACAAAATACTTTTTTACGACCTACATAAGTTTTCTGTAATTTTTGACCAGTAACGTGCCCTTTATTTGCAATGGAAACTCGCATTTGAGTAGTTCCACTGTTGTTTAAAGTAGGTGTACAGACATGAACAACCCCTGGAAACTCCAAATAAGAAGCAGTTAAAGCAGCTTCAAAATGTTCATTTCTTACTTGAGTCCAATGCCACTTTACTTTTTGATTTGGTTTGCAAGATTGATGGCCATCTGCAATCATAAAACCAGACAACCAAGCTTTTCTTTGGTCAGAATTCATTTGCAGTATTTTTTGTGTCCAGTTTGTTCCATACTTTTTCCAATCCCAATTAACCAAAATCCCTTCATGCTTGTTTTCCTTTAACGGTGCATTGACAATAATATTTGATTCACTGTTAATCTGACTTGTTGTTTCGACCATGGGCACCATATAATTTTTTCCTGTTTCCCAACCACATTGTGCCTTGTTATTTTTCTTTCGTTTTTTTACATACCAACGATGTTCAGCAGTGGCTTGTACACAAAAAGAATGGTTGTGCTCCATTTGCCAAACATCATCTTCATAGGCTTCAACAATATGTAAAATTGGTTTCCATTCTTTAATTTCTTTTTCTTCGTTATAAGTTAAAACAAGTTCTCCAATGTTTAATTGCTCATAGGTTTTCCAACCTTCTTTTGTTAAAAGAGTCGTGTTATCAACAGGAACACAATAGAGCAAACGCTTGCTGATATCCCTGGTCTCTACACCAAATTGCTTTTGGTTGTAGGTATGGATGTCAATAGATTCATCGGTCACCAGCCGAGCGTATTCCCCGTCATCCCAGATGGCAAGGTATCCAGCAAGGCAACGTAACTCAAGTGCTTTAGCGTCAATACCAATGAGATCCCACCCGTCAGGAGGAGTGAACAAACTTCGACACTCTTTTCCGTAAGGAGAGTAACCTGCCGGGACCTGACCCATATTTGGATTCCGGTGTGAACAGCGCCCAGTAATGCAACCGTTAGTAGTAACGTCGCCGTGGATACGACCAGTGTCATTGTTG